TTATGCTTTCTTTGCATCCTCAAAAACCTCAGGGTGGGACAAATTTGGGACATCGTCACCCAATATGTCGTCAATTTTCCTCGCGTGCTCTGTCAAATGATTAGGTGCAAGGTGTGCGTACCTACGCACCATTTCGATAGACTCCCAGCCGCCCATTTCCTGAAGTACTGACAGTGGTACACCTGACTGAATTAACCAACTGGCCCAGGTATGGCGGAGGTCATGAAAACGGAAATTTTCAATTCCTGCCCGACGACATGCTGTTAACCACGATGTGTTATAGTCCAGGCGCATCTTTCTGATGCTTGGTGTCATTGTCCCGTCAGGCCTTCTGGCAGCAGTGGTATAAACAAACACCCAGCGGTGATGTTTGCCTATTTGATCACGCAACACCTTGCAGGCAGTGTCATTCAGTGCGACCCCAATAGCGCGGTTTGACTTACTGTCTTCAGGGTTTACCCAGGCAACACGTCGCTGCATATCGATTTGTTGCCACTCCAGATTAATAATGTTTGATCTCCTCAGGCCAGTTGCCAGTGCAAATTTAACTACAGATTTCAGGGGATCAGAACATGCATCAATGAGTCTCCTGGCTTCTTCTTTTTCCAGCCATCTCACGCGTTTGTTTTTTACGGCAGGTATTTTGATTACAGGTGCTTTTTCAAGCCATTTCCAGTCTCGCTCTGCGGCGCGCAGAATAGCCTTGATCATTGCCAGGTGTGTTGCTTTTGTTTGCGTGCTCACCGATTTAGGTATATAGGCTGGTGGTTCTTTCCCTTTTCTTAATGCAGCCTCCACCTGCAACTTCCATCTCTCCTTTGTTTTTCGGTTATACGCTTTGCTGATAACTGAGTAGATCATTGCCTCCGATATATCCTTAATCCTTATTCCCTCGAAATGCTCAATCCAGAATGCGATTCTGGATTTATCGGAATCGATGGATTTCTTGTCGGCTTTTTCCTCAAGCCATCTCAGGCAGGCTTCTTCGAAAGTGACATCTGGCATATCCCCCAGTCTGTCTACTCGCCAGAGTTCTGCTTTTCGCTTGTCGTGCAACTCCTGAGCTTGCCGCTTGTCCTTTGTGCCAAGAGACTCCTTAATTCGCTTCCCGCCCGGGAGCGAGTACGAGGCGTACCATATTTCACCTCTGCGGAAGAGTGACATTTTCTTTCCTCTGTTATGCCATCACCCGCGCTCACCTGGACAGTATGCAGCGGTGAATGAAGTGCTGCAATGCAGGCTTGCCGGGTTGTGAGATAAGGTGATCTTTTACCGGAAGAATTTTTTCGGGTTGCCTGTAGTCGGCCCGTTCGTATCCAGTTAACAGCTGTTGGCCTTGATATCTTGAGAAACTTACAGGCCTCTTTGAGGGTGATACTGTGTGAATCCATATTTTTGCCATTAAAAACCGCCCGAAGGCGGTTGTCAGTTGATTGATGTACGTCGCATTTTTCGAAGGCTGGCAATATGCATTTCCTTCTCAATTTCCGCTTTAATCATGTGTAGTTCGTTGTGGTCGACTCGCTCAAATTCTTCATTAAATGCACCAATTGAAGTGGCTCGGGTTCTGCCGTCGAGTCTTCGGTAGATCACCTGAGTAAGAGTTACCTTGCAGATTTCCACCGGATAGTTGTTGGCATCGACGAAAGATTGCCCGCGCTGGATCAGGACGAACACCGGTAGAATTCCTTAACTGTCATATCATTTTCACCTCGTTGCTACGGCTATCGCCATTGCTCCCCAAATACAAAACTAATTTCAGCCAGTGCTTCGTCCATTTTTTCGATGAACTCCGGCACCATCTCGTCAAAACCAGCCATGTATTTTTCATCCCGCTCGACCACGACATAATGCAGGCCTTCACGCTTCATGCGCGGGTCATAGTTGGCAAAGTACCAGGCATCTTTTCGAGTCACCCACATGCTGAATTGCACCTGGGCCATGTAAGCTGATTTTATGGCCTCGAAACCACCGAGCCGGAATTTCATGAAATCCCGGGAGGTAAACGGACATTTCAGCTCAAGGCCGTTGCCGTCACTGCATAAACCGTCGGGAGAGCAGGCTGTACGCATACTTTCGTCGCGATAGATAATCGGGGATTCAGTAACATTCACGCCGGAGGTGAACTCAAACAGGACTCTGGCGTCGTTCTCGTATTGTTTTCCCCAGGCCAGTGCTTTGGCATTAACTTCCGGAGCCACACCGGTGCAAACCTCAGCAAGCAGGGTGTGGAAGTAGGACATTTTCATGTCAGGCCATTTCTTTCCTGAGCGGGGTTTTGCTATCACGTTGTGAACTTCTGAAGCGGTGATGACGCCGAGCCGTAATTTGTGCCACGCATCATCCCCCTGTTCGACAGCTCTCACGTCGATCCCTGTACGTTGCAGGATAATGTCCGGTGTCATGCTGCTACCTTCTGCTCTGTGACTTTCTGTTTCAGGAATCCAAGAACCTTCACAGCTTCAGCCTGTGTTAGTTCTGAAGATGTGTAAATGTTGCGGCGAAAAATCTGGGAACAGAGCGGCAACAGGTCGTCATCCCACGTTTTTTCCATGGAAGTAAGAAGGGCGTTAATTTCCGACATGGTTTCTTCGTTAACCGGGGTGATGTCGCGTTCCGGCTGACGTTCTGTAGTATATGCAGTATTTTCGACAATACGCTCGGCTTCATCCTTGTCATAGATGCCAGCAAATCCGAAGGCCAGGCGAGCACACTGAATCATGGCTTTGTGCCGTAACATCCGTTTGGGATGCGACTGCCACGGTCCGGTGATTTCTCTGCCTTCGCGGGTTTTGAATGGTGCGCGGCGACATTCATCCATCCACTCGGTAACGCAGATCGGGTGATTGCGATCTTTGCGGTAAATCCGGCATGTACAGGACTCATTGTCCTGCTCAAAGTCCATGCCATCAAACTGCTGGTTTTCATTGATAATGCGGGACCAGCCATCAACGCCAACCACCGGAACGATGCCGTTCTGCTTGTCAGGGAAGGCGTAAATTTCTTTCGTCCAGGGATTAAGGCCGTACTGGTTGGCGACGATCAACAATGCGATAAATTGCGCATCGCTGGCATCACCTTTAAATGCCGTCTGGCGAAGAGTGGTGATTAGTTCCTGTGGGTCGACAGAATCCATGCCGACACGTTCAGCCAGCTTCCCTGCCAGCGTTGCGAGTGCTGTACTCATCCGTTTTATACCTCTGAATCAATATTAATTTGGTGACGGGCGATGGTTTCAGCCATGTAGCGGATGTGTTCTGCCATGCGTTCCTGAAAATCGACATCGTCATCAAATGCACGGGAAATAGCTTTTTTGCTGGCCCCGTGACGTTGCAGATTATCGATGCATAGCGATTCAAACAGGTGTTGGGGCAGACCTTTTTCCAGGTCGTCTGCCAGCTCAGCTTCAGTTTCTTCACGGGCAATTTGCTGGTAGTGTCGTGCCCATGACTGCTCTTCAATGCGATCGGGGATAAGCCAGGCATTCATGATTTATCACCTCCGAAATTTTCAAGCCTGTTGGCAATCATGATGGCGATATCAGGGATTGCTGGCGCTGTGGCTATACATGCGGGGTTGGCGCACAAACCATAGACGGCGGCAATCACGAGCTGTCTTTTCCAGTCGAGAGTTACTGGCTCAGAATTGGCGTCATCGCCGGACGTATCACTGCCTGGCTCGTTCTGAACAACGGTTTCGCCCTCCTGAGCGGCATCAACAGCGTTTTCCTGAATGATCTTCTCCTCAGTTTGTGCTGAGTCTTCTCCATCAGCGGCGTCATTTTCTCCAAAAGTTTCAGCGTAAGTTTCATCTCCCATTACTGGACCACAGTCAGGGCAATGGCCGCCACCGTTCTGACTGCATGTGGTGCAAACCTTTTCCACTTCCTGTTGCATTACTGGCCCTGGCTGTTGCTCTTCTGGCCCGTTTTGTTGCGTATCCGGGCTGTTTTGTCCCGCTTCTGGGGCAATTTGTTCCACTTTGGACTGATTCTGGTCCTCAGTGTCGCGAGTCTGGATCCCCTTAACCCACTTCGGATCAGCAGGGTTACTGATGCCTTCAACGAATTCTCCACGCGAGGCAGCCAGTAATTTGTCGGCATCGACTGGATTTTTTGGGGGGATGTTTTCCCTGGCTTTATTGAGTTCCTCCCTCAGTTCCTGGTATTTCGTTTCTACAGATGAGACATTTTCCAGTGATTGCGTGTCCTCATTATGTTTAACTGGAATTTCTTCCACTGATTCAGGCGCTGCCTGTTCATTAGCCATTGTGTCCGATGCTTGTTGCTTTTCTTCATCGCCATGTTTTCCTTCTGCTGTTCCGCGCTGCGGCATCGGTGCTGATGAGCGACCGCAGGCAATTTCCACGATTTCCGGATCCGGGTTAGTGTGATCGGTTTCGGTCAACACTTTGTTGAGATATTCAGTCACGCGTGCCGGGATGGCCTCAATGCCGATTGGTGCTTCTTTCACGGAAGCCACCACAATGGCGCGGGAATAATCCAGCCCACCGGGCATGGCGATAAATTTGTCGCGAAAAACAGAAAAGGGCGGCTTATTCTCTGACACGATTTCTTCAACGCGTTTTGCGTGTGCTGGGTGCAGGTTATAAATATCCACATCCATTGAACGGGCCAGAACGCCGGTGGCTACATCTCGTGCGAGTGATGTCTTATCATGTTTGAATCCTTCACCACGATCGGTAATATTTCCGCCGCCAGCGTTAGCACCGGAAGGCGTACGGGTAATGCCTGAAACATAATTTCCGTTCTGCCATTCTTTTGTCAGCAGGCCCTGATCAAGGTAGTCAGTTTTCATCCAGGTGGAAATGAACTTGTCGAATTCAGCCGGGCTGATGCGATGATTTGCAGAGTGGGGGAATGCTTTCCCTACAGATTCAGCCAGGCGACTAAGGTGATAGTTCGTCAGTTTATCCAGTTCATGATGCGCGGCGCGCACAGCAGTAAGCAGGCTCTGAAGGTAACTGTCCTCTGTGTCCATCTCCATACGGATCACGTTATTGCGTTGTTCTGGTGTGGCATGATGCCGGTATTTTCCATCTTCATCTTTGCTGAATAAGAAGAGGTGAAGGAAGCGATGAGTAAGGCTCAGAGTGGCGACGGGAATTTCACACTCAGAACAGTCATCGTCGCTGTCCGGGGATTCGCTTTTCTCCACATCATCCGGAATAGTTCCGTCCAGGTTATCGTTGTCATCGCCAGCAGTTGTGGCATCTTCACCGTTGATGTTGTCATCGAAGGGGATAGCCATCATGGTGATGCCATCGTTACCGCCTTTTTCATAGCGGTTGCAGAATTCAGTATCAAACACGCCTTCCGGTGGAAGGTCATTCACGACGGGGAAATTTACGCGAACGGGTTTTTTGAAATCATCCTCGTCGTAGCCTGCATCGTCCATGGCTGCAATGCAGCGGGAAACTGCGACAGAAAGTTTTCTGGCCTCGGTCCAGAAAAAACCGCCTTTGATGCCAAGGCGTTTTCTGACTTTATCGTTTTTTGCTTCGCAGTGTAGTGCAAAAGTCTGTTTATCAGCGCTCATTGTATTTAAACCTCTGGCTGGATTAGAATTAGCGGCCCTTTGTCTGATTTCTCCGAATACGGTGACGCAGGGAGAAATCCGGTAGCCTGCGCTGCCGGATTTTTATTTCAGTGGAAGGTTGCCTGGTTTGCTGTTTTGTGAGTTGTTTTTCCCTTTTCGTGCTGGCATTCAGGGCAGTCGCACTCAGAATTTTCTCTTGCAAACTCAAGAGCCTGTGCAAGTGTATGGATTTGTTGTACTCCAATGTTGCTTCTGACAACTTCACGTGCAGCATGAATATATGGGCTTGGTGTTTTGCCATTTAACCCACATAAAACAAAACGACTGTCCTTATATTCGTTATTTCCAACTTCTGTAAGCACTGAAAAAGAAAATACAAAGTCGATTTTGTATTCTTTGCATATTTTACTGATGCGTTCTGCAATTTCTTTGAGTTCATTTATTGCATCAGGACTGGTTTTGGAAAATATTTCATTTTGCGCAAGTTCTTTCATTTTGATTTTTCCGTGATTGATAATTAATGCGGTTTTATTTCGGCTTGTCTGTTACAGATATGGAAGGTGTATTTTATTACTCGTCACAACGACGCTGCTTTTACGGGTAAGCCATCGCGCCCGATGAAAACTTTAATCATGCAGTCGGTAATGCATGTTTTTGTCGTGAAGTTACGAATATAGAGCTTTCTCTTTTCAATATTGTTTGCTGAAGCGATATATGTGCGGCCTTCATGAAGAACATAATCGCCAGGTGTCACGCACTGACGTGGTATTTCATCAGTCCCGAAGTGATGAGCAATCATAATTATCTCCATTTTCACAAATGAACTTTGTTGATGCGGTGCCTGGTGCCTCCAGGTGACGTTAACCAGTTAACAATTAACGCCGGGTCAGGGGATGATGACTTGCCGTGACATCCTGTCGGTTTAACTGTTCCGCGTGCGCTTAGCCGCATTCACCGCATCACAAAATTCACTTTAAAAAAGGGCGGACATCAGCCAGCAATAAACTGATGCCGCCAATGACTACACACAGCAATGTTGTTATTCACAACCGGAAGCGCACGGTCGAAGAAAATTTAACGATGCCGTACAGATATACGAGCTTTGCCGTGCGCTTTCGTGTTATGCCCTGGCTTTTCAGGGGAATATCTGTTCAGTAAACTGAGATTGCCGGATTCACACCCGTGTCCGGCGCACGAACTCCACCTGACCCGTGGAGAACTCCTTAACTACAACCCCGTAAGGAGAGTGAATTTATGACACAAGAAGAAAAAGTGATGTTTCTGATGCGGCTGGCTGTCGATACCTACAACACACAATTCAGGGAGAAAGATATACCTCAAAAGGCAGTTCCTGCCGCGGTAGATAAGGGCGGTGCTATTGCCGTATTTTACGATGCATTTGAATCATTTTTTAATGAAAAGCTCGACGCTGTTAGCGGCTTCGGAACATCGAGTAATAAATAACGTTCATTACGGTTCTTAAACAACAATCAGTGGGCTTGATGTTGTTCTTTTCAAGCTCACTTGCCATCACTTCCATTATTCTTGCACTTACACGAATTATTTGGTGGCTGTAAGCGACGCAACTATCGCTGATATTGCTGTTTATTTCTATTACTTCATTTTCACTGGCGGCGCTAAATTTGGATATGCCGTTTCCATTGTCCTGTTTCAGTGCTGTTTCCGCTATCCGGATGCGTTCCTGCGTTGCGGAATTTGGGCTAAGTCGATAAACCTGTCTGGCATCTTCCAGAAGCAGGGCGATAATGTGCTTCAGTTCTGTTTCATTCATAGTTAACTCCGGTAGTTGCAATTTATTAATATCAGGCGGTCAGCTCTTTAAGCTTCTGAACTGCTTTATTCATTTCATCCATACAGTCGATGAATTCGTCCAGTTTAAGCTGCATTTTTCCGGCGGCCTGAAGAATTTCAAGTTTTAAGGGCGCAAGTTTTTTGTTGTAATCGACGCAGGTTATTAACTCGCGGCCAGTAATATTTTGGCTTGGCACGAGATCCGGGTCTTGAACCTACACAAACTATATAGCTCTCTTCTTTCCTCGGAAGGCCAGGTGCATCTAGCAGACGGCCTAGTTCGAATTTTTTTACGTTGACACCAGGAGGAATCACCTCGACGATAAACCCGATTTTTACCTTCGTTACACCGTTTGATGAGCTTGACCATTTAACTTCATCGTTCAATTTGAACTTCATCATTAACCTCAATCGTAATAAGCCGGAATTGATTTTCCGCGTTGTTTCTGGCGGCCTGAGCAAGTCACACCCATTTCACTGCGTGGTTTGCGGTAGTAAATACGGTTCTGTTTACTCTCGACTTCTTCTGCCTTCTTGCAGCGAAGGCTTCCGAGTGATACTGCTTTGTCTGCTCCGACGCAACCAGAGATCTTTAGCGCAATCTTCCGTGTCAGTCTTTCACTACTGCGCCGCTCTGCAATAAGTTCTTCCCTGCGAGCTTTATAGCGGCTTTTTGCCGTACCTTTGGATTCTTTCCAGATTATGGTTACCATGATGGTCTCCTTTAAGTGGCTTTGGTGTATGACGCGTCGAGGTGTTTTTCTTCTCGATCGCGGCCTTGCAACTGAAATTCGCGTCATCCCCAAAACCACTTAGATTTTGGTCTCAACGGTTAGGTTGAGAGTCCATCAATGTTAAAGAGCCGGCCAATCTGTTCCGTTTGGCTTCCAGCGTCCTGCTGTTGAATTGAAGATAACCTAAGTTATCTGGTTGCGCAATAACTATATTTATCATTTTATGAAAAACGTTATAAATAACTGATAACAAAAATATTTTATTTTTTGTGGTATCCGCGTGATATTTTCAAGGGGGAAAGGCTGATTGTTATGGGTGATTGCATGTTAATCGAAGGGGAATTTGGTGTGTTGCACCAGCGGGTAGTCGAAATTCTAGGGGTGTCGTTGCTTGAGGTTATTGCTACTGGGGAAGCTATTTCAGCAGATGCTATTGCGGGAATGATCCGAGTGCTTCACCATGATGAATTGGATGATCTCGCTGTGAAGTTAGCTATAGATGTGTTACTTCAGGATATGCGACTGTGTAATTAAGTAAATAAAACCCGGCACTGGAGCCGGGGGATTTAGAAATGGCATTTTATGAATTGGCTACTTGGCGAATGGTTTACCATCGGTGGTATTGAGCACAATAAAAGGCCGTTCTTCGTGAGTGTTCTTATAGCAAAAGTTCAGTTGGAGTCTGATTACCAGCTATGTGATGACCAGAACACTCGCCCTATGATTCTTACGTTTTTGTAGAATTCTTCTCTGTTCATTACTTCATCAGGATACTCTTCGCGGTTTATCGATCTGATAATTACCGATGTTGGCGTGGCTATGAGCGTTTTTACCCTTAACAAATCAGCTTGGCAAATTGCATATGTTTTACCATCCCTGATGCTCGTATCTTGCGTGTTTACCCCCACCACATCACCATCATGGAGTGTTGGCTCCATGCTTTGCCCAACAACCCTGACCAACTTTGCCGCTTTTTCTGGAACTCCCATTTTTTTCAGGTAATAGCGCCTAAAAACTAGAGAGAATTCTGCGGACTCCTCCAATGCACAACTTCCTCCGCCAGCTGAAAGTGAAATATTTAGAAGGGGGATCGCAACAAATTCGTCATTATCATTTTGATGATCATCCCAGGCGATAGCTTTTAAAGATGATTCCCGAGCATTAGATGGCTCTTCTGCGCTCTGTGGTCTCATTGACCCTATACCAGAGCTTAGCCATTCAGGGCGAACTCTTAACGCGTTGGCTAATTCGACCATTTTACGTGATCCGGTTGTTTTACCAGATGACATCTTTTGTATGGCTGGTTGTGATACCCCCACCATGTCTGCAAGTTGTGCTTGTGACAACCCGGCTGAACTCATGGCGGCATTTAGTCTTTCTGCGAATGTTTTCATACCTGTAATCTATAACCACGGTTATCAAAAGTAAAACAACAATTGTTATTGCTCTGGTGTATAACTCATGTTATTTTTGGTTATGCTTTATTTGCTGTAGAGGTATGCTCATGAATTTAGTGATTCAGCGAGCCTTGAATATTGTTGGCAGTCAAAAACGACTTGCAGCTGATTGCGGCGTATCACAGCCCGCTGTTCATAAATGGTTGCGAGGCGGAAAAGTTTCTCCTGAAAAAGTTTTCGCTATCGTTAATGCCACCAATGGTCAGGTTAAGGCTTACGAAATTCGCCCGGACTTACCGCACCTGTTTCCTCATCCGAACCAGGCTGAATAAGTAACACCGCTCTTTAACATTGCTGGTCGTTCACCTCTAACTGGGTGAGCAAACATCAGTGGCAAACCCATTGGGGATTGCCGCTTAACCCCATATCAATATAGGAAAATTAACAAATGTCACAAACAAGTTACAGCAAACTGTCACAGCGCGATATCGATCGCGCTGAAACGGATTTACTTATCAACCTGTCAGCTCTGACGCAAAGGGGACTGGCGAAGATGATTGGCTGCCATGAATCGAAGGTCAGTCGTACCGACTGGCGATACATCGCGGCGATTTTATGCGCGTTCCAGATGGCATCTGATATCAGTCCGATCAGCCGGGCTTTCCAGCATGCCATTAACGTTCATGCAAATAAAAAACGTCCGGTTGGGGCCGGACGTTCTGAGCAAATCCTGATGAACATCTGATATTCAGGCAGGGCATGGAGCAATACACGGGAATAATTCTGCCACATCTGGAAGAATTTCGCCAGCAACAACACCAACCGCAGCAGCCTGAAGCCGATTGGGTTAACCCGGAGATACCGGGACCGTCTGTGAAGATGTGCAGTCACACCAATGTGCAGTCACACCAACCGCAGCAGCCTGAAGCCGATTGGGTTAACCCGGGAGATACCGGGACCGTCTGCGGTATGGAGTAAATCTTGTATGCGAGGGGACTATGCGTAATTACGCAACAATTTCACCTCAGTTCTGGTTAGGCGATACAGGGCGAAAACTCAGGAAGTCTGGTCCGGAATGTATGGTAGTGGCGTTGTATATGATGACCTCGCCTCATTCCAATATGCTGGGCCTTTATTACCTGCCTGTTTTGTACATTGCTCACGAAACCGGACTTGATCCTGAAGGGGCTTCTAAGGGGCTTCAAATGGCTTGCGAGGCTGGTTTTTGCAGCTATGACCATGATTCTGAGGTTGTATGGGTGCATGAAATGGCAGCATGGCAGGTTGGTGAATCGCTGAAACCTGGCGATAACCGTTGTGCTGGGGTAAGAAATGAATATTCCGCGTTGCTGGAAAATCCTTTTTTATCATCCTTTTATGATAGATATAAGGATGATTTCCACCTGGATGTCAGACGTGAATCATGTCGGAAAATTGAAGCCCCTTTAGAGCCCCTTTCAAGCCAAGAACAAGAACAGGAACAGGAACAGGAAAGAGATAAAACCCTTCTGGTCCATGGCGAAAAAATCGCCACGGACCCACAGGGGGATTCTTGCCCCGTTCTGACTGAGCGTCCAGGACCAACTGGCACGACACCGGAAGCAGATTCCGGGCGTTGTGTGCAGCAGGTGCTGATCGTCGAACCGGAGCAACAGCACCAACCGCAGCAGCCTGATGCCGATTCCGCGATGAGCGGGAAGCCGATTGGGTTAACCCGGGAGATGCCGGGACCGTCTGCGGGACGAGTTGATTATCCTGACGTGTTCGAACGGGTCTGGCGTGAATATCCGCATCGGGCAGGGTCAAACCCGAAGAAATCCGCGTTCAATGCCTGGAGGGCCAGATTACGCGAAGGGGTGTCACCGGATGTCGTGCTGGATGGCGTGAGGCGTTACGCAAGATACCTGGAGGCTACCGGGAAAGCGGGAACTGAATTTGTTCAGCAGGCATCGACGTTTTTTGGCCCGAACAGGAATTTCGAAAATCCGTGGTCGCTGCCGAAGGCTGGCGCAGTCAGCCTGCGTTGCGTGAATCACATTTCTGAACCGGACACCGAAATTCCGCCGGGTTTCAGGGGGTAATCAGCCATGAAAAACATTTCGACTGGAGGGATTCTTGAACGGGTGCGCCGTCTGGCACCACCGCACGTGGCAGCACCGTTCCGGACGACCGACGAATGGCGGGAATGGCAACTGGCTGAGGGCCGTAAGCGCAGCGAGGAAATTAACCGCCTGAATCATCAGGCGCGGGTTGAAAAAATCCTGAACCGTGCGGGCATCCAGCCGCTTCACAGGAAGTGCTCATTCGGGAACTACCGGGTGCAGAACGACGGTCAGCGCCATGCTCTGAGCCAGGCGAAATCCATTGTCGATGAATTGATGACCAGTTATACAAACTTCGTGTTCAGCGGGAATCCGGGAACCGGAAAAAATCATCTGGCGGCGGCTGTGGGTAATCGTCTGCTGAAGGCCGGTAAATCCGTGATAGTGGTCACCGTGGCGGATGTGATGAGCGCGTTACATGCCAGCTATGACGACGGACTGTCAGGGGAAAAATTTTTGCGTGAACTGTGCGAAGTGGACCTCCTGGTTCTTGACGAAATTGGCATCCAGCGTGAGACGAAAAACGAGCAGGTGGTACTGCACCAGATTGTTGACCGCCGGACGGCATCACTGCGCAGTGTCGGGATGCTGACAAACCTGAATCATGCCGCAATGAGCACGCTTCTTGGTGAGAGGATTATGGACCGGATGACCATGAACGGTGGTCGTTGGGTGAATTTTAACTGGGAGAGCTGGCGGTCAAACGTTGGACGTCAGGGTATGTGAGAATTTTTGACGAGGTAAATTTTCGATGGAAACCGTATTGCATGCACTGAAAGCGATGGGAAAAGCCAATTCTGTTGAACTGGCGGCGCGGCTTGATATCAGCCGTGAAGAAGTTCTCAACGAACTGTGGGAGCTCAAAAAAAATGGCGTTGTTGATAAAACGGGTCACACCTGGTTTCTGGCTGTCGAAGGTGAAGCCGGGGTAACCGAAGAGCGGCCAGTAAAATCTGAAACACAGGATATGCTGACCGAAGAGGTCGCTCCAAAAGTTAGCGCTGACATGATGATTGAGTTTATCTCTCAGGAGGGGGTTAAAACCTGTGAGGAACTGGCGGGGAAGTTCGGTGTCAGCACTCGTAAGGTTGCTTCCACGTTGGCGGTGGTAACAGCAACGAGACGCCTGGTACGCGAGATCAGCAACGGAAAATTCCGTTACAAAATGCCTGATGTCGAAAACGGCGATTTGAGCGCCTTATCATCGCAGAATAAGCAATCACACCATGACGCAGAAAACAGCGCGGCAGGCGATGAAATGAATCGTTTTCCGTTGGCATCAGAGAGCACGGCAAAGGCCAGTACAGATGAGTTTATCCGAGAAGTTCCATCATTCACCGAAAAATCTGCCAGTTCGGTGATGCTTCCATCGCTGCATGCTGCCAGTCGAGAACTTCGTCGCGCCAAAAAACAGGTCCAGAAGTGGGAGCGAGTCTGCGCCGCGCTGCGGGAGCTGAACAAGCACCGGGATATTGTTCGACAGATTGTCGATTCATCCGGTCGTATTGTGTCGGAAAAGTGATTGCCGGAGGCGCTTATGGCGAAACCTTTTACACACGAACAGCGGGAAGAACTGAAGGCACGAATTATCGGATTGGTACGCAAAAATGAACGCATGACGATATCGCAACTGGAGAGAGCGACGGGAGCAGGCTGGCATTCAGTCAGACGTTGCCTTGTGGATGTACTGGCTTGTGGCGATTTATACATGTCCGGTAAATACGGTGTTTTTGCATCAGAACAGGTGTATCGCGTATGGCGTAAGACACCGGAGAAAACAACTGACCAGACATTGATTCGAAAGTTACCAGACGGAGAAATTCGCCGCTACGATAGACGCCTGAACATAATCTGTCGCGAGTGCCGGAATAGTGAAGTTATGCAGCGCGTGCTGGCTTTCTATCAGGGGAATTTTCAGGAGGCGGTACTGTGAGTAAATTAGCTATCAGGCTTCAATTGTCGCTGGCATTCGCATCAAAGGAGAATGAGATGACCACTTTTACAAAA